TAACGATCTCTTTCTCTTCCTAAAACCACACCATGTCAGCAACCGACCACATATCTACAAAACAGAAATAGTATTTTTTAGTCATGTAACTTTTAGACCACTCTAAAATTTTGACTTACCTTTTTCAAATTCTCCCAGAAACACCCCCACCCCCTTTTGCAGGACTTTTGCAGGACTTTCAGGACTTGCAGGACTTTTTCCAGACGATGTGGGGAGTAATTAGGTGGTGAGGGAGTAATTTATGACACGACGATTACTCACCAGAGAGATTAGATATATTATAGTTAGTTAAAGTCCTGTAGTCCTGCAAAGTTAAAATAATACTATATAAAACTACAATAAAGTACTTCTACTATAATACTAAATATACAAATATGTAAATTAAGAGTCGCAGGACTAACTAATTCTAAAGTCCTGCAAAGTCCTGCAAAGTCCTGCAGTTAAAATGACGAATTTGTTAATTTAGGAATTTACGAACTTTTCCTTTTCTAAAACTACAAATTCGTCATTTTAGCAAATCAGACCTAAAACTACAAATTCGTCAATTTAAGAAAATCCGGACATAAAAAAAGACGACCGATTTCTCGACCGCCAATTTTTGCAGGACTTTTTTCTGACTTTTTGTCAGTTTGCAGGACTTTGAAAACTCACCTAAAAGCGTTCCTACAGGACCTAATTTCGTCAAAATCCATGTCTTTAGACTGTGTAATATTCCTTAACACTTTTATCACTTTTCCGGCAACTGACCTTTTTTCTGACTCTTTTCTCATAGTCTCTTTATCAGGATTATTGCGTGAATTATGCCTGAATTCCTCCAGTTCTTCTATAGTAATATCTGTAGAATCGAAGCCAATGTACTGCATTACAGGTAGCATATTAGCTTTAAAGAAGTCCATAAGAGGCTCACTATCTTCGTACATTTCTATAAAAGTGTCTCTAATTACTCTACCAAACAGGGGAGCATCAGCACACAACGTACCAAAAGAATCGTGAATCATAAGATAAGAGCATCCTTCAGGCATGCCCATAACTGCCATCCTGATATGGTCTGCATCTCTACTGTGTGTATAGTTAGGAGCGGAAGCATTAGCCACAGACTCAGTGTCTACCTTATCTGTAGATACTTTCATGTTAAAGCTTACTGTTTTATTACCAGCTACCCTTTTAACAGTATCGGTCTTCTCGTAATACTTTGTAAATTCAACGTCAGTACCTGTGAATGTCTTCCACTTGATCATGCCATCCTTACTATAATTAGCCACAAGACCTCCCATTATAGAAAGAGCGTCCTTTACCTTAATAACAGCAGGAGCGCACTCGGCCACAGACTCCCAGACTCCCAGACTAAACTCATCACTTGCCAGCTTACGTCCGTAAACATCGAAAGGGTTACAGTCCTGAGAGTCAGTGAATTCCTCTATTACTTCCTTACCATAATTTTTAGCACCTCCTTGGGTAAGTCCGTACCCTAGGCACATAGTAATACGTTTACAACTACCACGATTAACTGCCTCGTGATACTTAAGTAATTTATGTAGATAGTTAGAGTCGTCCAGCTTACTACCAAAGAACTTAGCCACAGTACCGTACATGTCAGCAGGAATATCGTCATCCGACCTCCAAGTAAGGTTAACCAACTCAGCAGTAGCACGATCGTGTAAATATCCAGAGGCGTGTTGGTAGGCATTACAGGAACCGTCCATACTAATGAAGATTTTACTTACGAACTCAGTGCCTTGCTCCAGAATACCAGAACACTCCCCACAATGAGCAAGGTAAGCGAATGGGTCTTCCATACTGGCAATGTGTTCCATATGGTCCAGAGGTGCGGAGGCAACCGAAGCCCCTCGTTTTAGTTCCTGTTTACCTATATAGACAGCGTCGTTCCAAGAGGTCTTGTCCCCGTCCTTATTAACTACACCGTCCCTGCCTACAACATTAGTCATAGTGCCAGCGAACGAGACATACCAGTAATCCAAGGCCTCAGCAGATCCAATGGCCTTACCCCTATGAGCTACGAACAAAGACTTGGCCAATTTACTAGACTGTGGATTAAGTATAGTAGGACAATAGTAAACACGAGTACGATAGTCAAGGTAACAAGGCAGGTAGAAAGCACCACCAAAGTCAGCATACCACTGGGCTATTTCCAGTACGCGTAAGTTCATATCATTTATACTATGGGCTTTTGCCTGAGCCTTTTTACGTTTACTTTGTGCATCGCGCCACTTACGATACCTAAGTACATTTTCAGAAACCATAGTCCGTACTACCTGACCGTTCTCGTCCAGCTTATCCTTAAGCCTAGGGTCCTGTAGTAACATACCTCCCTCGAACCATTCACGTTTAGCCAAGTTATGCTCTGATCTGGAGCCAAAGTCAGAACGGACAGGGAAGTCGTCCAGAGCGTCCAAGTCAGCAGGAATATCCAGACATAACTTTTTAGGAATAGACAGTCCTGCTTCGACCATAGACCGCACAGCCCGTAACACGCCACGATTAATACCAAAGGCAGTACCTTGGATACGGTCGATGGCTTCACGATCAAAGTGTGACACACCATTATCACTAGTGTGACTTTGTAGTAGCTTTTGCTTAAGAGGTGCAGATCTATAACTAGTAGTGTATCCATTAGACATAGGCCGTTCCAGAACTGGTCTTGCCTCACAGGCAGATGTTAATGTTCTAGTCCTACAGTCATTTAGTTTAGCAAGACATGCTTCCTCTAACACGATACGACCGTTTTCAATTGATACCTCCGGAAGTGCTTCCTCAACTAAAGACAGCATAGCACGACCTTCCACCAGAAGTTCCCTTTTAGTCAGGGACTTAATAGAACTAATGCCTAATATGTTCAGGATCTTTTTACCCTGCAGAGTAACCTTACCTTTACTATTAGTTAGCTTATCGGTCTTGGTAACGTTAGCTACTGAAGGTATCTCCATTACGGTCTTTAGTTCCTTACCTTTAAGTATAAGGAGCTGTTGCAGTACGTTATTTATAATATGGCCTGCAGCACTAGTAGCAGTACCTTGTTCTCTAGATACATCTTCCTTATCGGAGGACTTATTACTATTGCGCATTACGTTTGATAGTAATTCAGTAAGCATGATAAAGCCAGCTGTCATGGCCCTGCTACGAGCAGACATTACACCAGTAACGAACTCATTAATTTTTACCTGTTGACGGTCGCGCTTCTGGCCTTCTTTAGCCTTAACGTACTTAATGCCCTTAGATCGATAAGAGGCAGTGTCCTGCATATAAGCAGATGTAGATATAGTCATACCATTAGCTTTAAGTTTGACAGGAAAGTCCAGATAGGTCTTTAGGACTTCACTGGTAGGTCTGGAGATGATCTTTTCAGCCAAAAAGACTATGTTATCAGAGATCCACATCTGACCATAGGAGGTAGTGTCATACATTTCCTTATCCTCTAGGTCAACAAGAGAAGCTTCCATCTTGGCCTGTGCATTACTGACCATAGCTTCCTGCACCTTTTCATCAGCTCCTGACAAACCGTTCTGTAGAGAGTCCTCCCTAAGCTTCCTTGCATTTGGATAAGTTTCCATTATACTTGGCCATTGGACTTCTACCTTACCATACTGTGCGTTACTAGTGTATTCTTCTTTGTACATATCAGTCCTCCAGTTCCTTATTTGTAGCTTCATCGATCAGCATATCCAGTGCGTGGCAGATATGATCAAGAGTCTCAGCCCTAAGTCCAAAGAGATAAACATCCCCGTTCTCAGATATTGACTTTACCATTACTTTGCCCTTATCGTACACTCCGACCGATACGTTACCAGAGGTCTTAGTGTGGTTACTGGCATCAAAGGACTTTAGGTCCTCTATTATTAAGGGGTTAGTTGCTTTTTCTATTGTGTATATGTTCATGTTATGCTCCTCAGTATACATTGTTATTAGGATATAGTTCTTTAAAGATAGTGTGGCCTTCTCTCCTGACAAATTGAGCAGTAGTACTGTCTTTGCATACGTCAGAAGCAACTACTGCTTCTCCGTGTTCATTAGTCAGACAGTACCCATTATGATAAGTCTTCCAAGTGTACTTACTTCCTAGTATTTCACTTGCTGTATGATGTGCTTCCGTGTCTTTCTCGATCTTGTATTCCTGTGACATCTTACTTCCTTTCTTCTTAAGTTACCTTTAACCTACACGCAAAAAAGCCCTTGTCCACTCGAACAAGAGCTTTTCTTTAGGAGAGATTACTTTCCTTCCAATAGTGCTAGAGCCTGAATATGCCTTTCAGCAATATCTTGCCACGACTTATACATCTTATATAAAGTAAAGCACCCTTCATTTGAGTACTCGTAGTACGTTTCAAACTCCTTCCTATCAAGCTCTATTTTTTCATTATTACTCGATCCCATGTTAGGAGCCTGCAACATAACAATTCTACTTCCTCTCTCGTCCAAGGAAGTTATTGAGGCAGTCACAGTTCCGACACTCTTCATATTATTATATAGGTAGATTAACCTTTCATTTATCTGTAATTTCATCTTACTTTCCTTCTACTGATTTAATAGCTCGTTCAACTTCCCTCACAAAATACTTGTCAAGAGTGGCAACAGAGTCCCTATTGAACTCTTTTGACAGTGTCCAAATATTCCCAATCGACCTGCTTTGGGTAAAGTCAGTAATTAGATCAGTTAAGTGAACTCTTAGTATACCATCGCAGCATATACGAACTGTTACGTGCATGGCCACTGATTGGTCCTCATTGTGTACAAATGCGTTCATGTGCTCTTCGTTCTTTGAGATCTTTACTTCTGCTTTTGACATCTTACTTCCTTTCTTTTTAAGTTACCTTTAACCTACACGCAAAAAAGCCCTTGTCCAACCGAACAAGAGCTTTTTATTAAAATTAGGCAGGTAGCCTCACTTTACCTACTTCATTCCAACGGGGACTTAACGCCCCTCTATCGAACTGACCGAGCAGAATGGCAGCTAATTGTTCGTAGCCTCGACCACGTCCTTTAAAGTTCATAGTCCACTCAAGGTCACCCCAGATCACGACGGCCTTATAGACATCGCTCTTACCTTTATAGAGGAAGAGCTCCGGAACGAAGTTGAACATACCTAACTCTATTCTGTTCCTACAATACCACATACTCTTTTCTGGGTATTTTTCTATAATCATATTACTTCACCCCCTGTCTTCTTAATCTGAAAGGAATGAGTCCTTTCATTAAATTCTACCTTAAAAGTTCCTAGTACTTCACGAGTGTTACTATCACGAGCTGTCCACTCATTTCTTATAGCCAATCCTTCTAGGATTACACTATCAAAAGATCGTCCTACCATTATACTTTCTAGCCACTTAGCTTTCTGCTCTGATGCCCAATGTACTATGTTGTCCATAACTATTTTACCTCCTTAACATAGAAGACCTTATTGACCTTCTCACCATTGTATACTTCATGTGCCTTTACCTTAAAGGACACTACCATCTTACTGCCCTTATCAGCTCTGAAGGAACCAGAACCCATGTAAGTAAGAACATTACCTGAACCAGTCACCATCTTAATGACGTTAGTTCGTCCGTAGAAACTCTCAAAAGAGAAAGAATCTGTACAGATGACTTCTTCACTGTACTTGCCTTTTACTTCCCCGTAGTAAGCATCTATAATGTCTGGGAAAAGCTCAGGGAACTCTGCCTTAAGGACTGGTCCTAGAGTCTCGTCCTTTCCGAAGTACATGATGTAATCAACTGGAGCAGCACTGAAGTTACTTCCTGCGTACTTACCAAAAGGCCAGACCTTATTCTTAAGGCACTTCCTAAGGTAGTTCTCTTGAGCCTTGCGCTTCTCCTCAACACGCTTCTCTAGGGCCTCACGCTCTGCCTGAACTAACTCAGACTTGCGACGCTTAATCTCTTCCAGAGTAAACTTAGGCTCACTCACAGCATAGCCCATAGTTCTAGCTTTCTCCATTGCCTTTTTAGGACATGTAGATAGGGTAGCTATGTATTGATCGTAGTCATGGATTCTGGATCCAAAGGCGGTAGGTATAACTACTGAGAATTGGTGACGAAGGGTATAGAACCCATTTTTCTGACCTGTACTGATGTAGTAAATGTCTTGCATAATGTGTCTCCTTAAGACTTAATTAACAATTTTAACTTGCTCTACACTACACACAAAAAAGCCCTTGTCCAACCGAACAAGAGCTTTTCTTTAACTTTTTATTTAGGAGGACTTACTCACCTTCCTTTATCTTGAGTTTTTCTTTAGACTGTTAAATCAGCTACTCTGATATCTATGTAAGCCACCCTATCAGGATTAAAAATAAATATGCCCTTTCCATGCTTTAAGCGTATTGTTGTTTCACCTTTCTGTAAGTGTGTGACTTCTTCTAAGGTTACTGCATCTCCTGATAGAAACTTTATATATCTTAGATCTTCCACAGGTTCTAATGTGATCCATTTTTTCATTCTACTCACCTTCCTTTATCTGCTTGAGGGTTATAATAATTACCATTTGGTCTCTTGATGGTTATAATAATTACCATTTGACTCATACTTCTTTTATTTCATCTTCCATCATTACCTCCCTGATTTTGTCCGAAAAACGACACCAGTTTCCTGAATTTTTTAATATCAGTTTTCATCCTTCTTTTTCCACTCTTCCCTGACTTGGCTTCTATTCTCGCATTCGCTGCACCAATACGTCGCCGGATCGTTTACACTATAACTTGAACACCAAGCTTGAACATATGGCTTAGTCAATCCACAACGGCAACATATGAAGGTTTTACTCATCTCTACTCACCTTCTTTTATTTGTATCTTGCATTTTCTAAACCTCCTCATCTCCAACCAACAGTAGCATCCAGCTAGGAGGAATCCTATTATCAAACAAGTATGGAAGGCTTCCACTACTGGGAGTTGATCCTCTAAGGCCTCTTCAATCTCAATGGCACTCATCCTTCCCACTTCCATCCTACTCACCTTGGCCCCCTTTCTCGATCTCCGGCAGTGGCATCCAGTGAGTGATATCGTCACAATCAATTATTGAATGATCATAATATAGGAACCACTTGGCCTCATCTGGCTCATAATATGCTTCTTGTATAGCATTCAATCTTTCATTGAATATCAGCACATTTTCCTGCATCTCAAAACCATAAAAACTTTTATGATTAGTTATTGCGCGCTCTATTAATATCATTAATTGGCTTTCTGGGTCTATGTTTGCTGGGACGTCAAAAGTTAATGATAATTCATTCATTTAAACCCTCCTTCTTTATCAAGTAAAAAACCAATCTTCTTATTGAGTTCGCTATCCCTCTCCAGCCACTCACGCCTCAGAATATCAATTCTCTTACGTAATTTTTCTGTTTCTTCTGACCAATCTTTTCTATATTCATCCTGCTTATCTTGTATTTCACATTTTAGTTTTGATATGGCATCTTTTGAGCTTAACCCTGCGTCATCTAATGCGCATAGAAGTTTATCTTCTTTCCCATAAATCCATAACTTTGGGCTGTATGCTCCTGATCTAATTTCCTCAACAATACCAGATTTTATAACAAATTGATGCAAATCATGTGCGTAGAAATAACACCAATATACTGTATCTCCTTTCTTAATTTTCATCACTCACCTTCCTTTATCTGCTTATAGTCTTTTTCTATCTCTTCTAAATCATTATCCCAACCGAAACCGGTTAAATAAGTTTCTGGAATACAGCTTAAAATCTCCTCTACTAAACTAACAAGCGCCTTATGTTGGGTTTTTAGTCTGGCGTTATCTTCTTCCAACTGGTGCTTAAAATGAAAACTCATCTCTCCCCTCCTACAAGCTTAAGCCATTTATGAACATGTCCATCTTCATCAATCTCAAAATCTGGCGTAATGCTCAAACTGTATCCATCATGCACATTCACAACAACCTCTCCACAAGCGTCATTAATCGCATCAATAAACTCAACCTTTTGTAAAATCCGGAACTGGTGTTTAAAATGAAAACTCATCACTTCTCTCCTTCTATATTTAAATTACTGACCACAGTCACCGTCCTCGTTTAGTTCCTTTCTTTCTTCAGCGGTACAAAATTCATTGCATCTCAAAATATCCCCCACCAATTCAACCAGCACCTTGTTCTGGGCTTCGAGCTTAACAACGTCCTCATACCTGCACCAGTCACCATCACTAGATTTTAATGCACTTGGCGTCATATTTCCGTTTATTGATTTATATATTTCATACCTATTAATCCTCACTATACACTCAGGTATCACTATCCAGCCTTTAATTGCTTCATTACTTAGAGGATACCCGTTCGTATCCGTCCAATTATTATCTAAAGTATCTTTAGTGAACTCAACTACTTCAGGACCTGAGTCCTTGTCTACCAAGTACTTACCATCCTCTAGAGGTAGTCCTGACTGCCAAGAAAGCCTCTTCTCTAGTTCCTCTACATCCCGTAAGACCTCTCTGGAAACATAAGGACCTGCTCCGAAAGCGTTCAGAGTCTCTTGAATAGACTTGTAGCCAGCACTACACCTACACAACAGCCCACCATTTCCCATAGAGTTACCTTTCTTACATATTTTACATTTAGGCATGTTAGTTCTCCTTGTAGATAGTAATTATAGTTAATACTTTGTGAGGTTCTATTTCCAACGACGACTTAATTAGTGCAAGAGCCTGTTCTCTAGTACTGCAGGTATACGCATACGGGGCGATAGGCTCATCAACTAAGAGCTCCGCTACTTGGTATAATTTTCTCATACTTCCTCCTCTACCATACCTAACAATAGTATAGTCATTATCTGATTAGTCTTCTGATTAGCGGTCTTTTTAGGATCTCGCTTTATATTCCCAATAATCTTAACATTGTTGGCGTAGTTCTTACGTGTGCTTTGAGGCAATCCTTCTGCCATAGACTTTAATAGATAGTCATAATCTGCTAGGTGCCTACAATTTTCAGGTTTCTGTATAATATATCTCTGCCTATCCTGTAGTACTTTTTCTACGTCAATCATAATAATGCCTTCCTTACTGAGTTTAAGTTTAAGAAACGATCTACTAAAGATAGAATTAGTTCGCCTCTATCCTTAGTGTACTTCATAATATCTACTTGTTTGGACTTAGGGTCCCAACTTACAGACTGTAGGTGACAACGTAGTCTACCATGGTCAGTAAGTCCTGCCCAGAAGTTATACCTTGCTCCTTCTATAAGAATAACAGATGCAGTAAAAGATTTACCTTCCTTGATTTTTTATTAATGCTTTATTAGCAATATTCCTGTGCTTTTTTAAAGCTTCCATAGCGGCTTGTTTCGAATACCCTTCCAACTCATTAAAATCATAGGCTAATCGCAACACTTGATATAAATCTAAAATTACATAGTCTTTCTTTGTAAACTTACTCATCTAAAATAGCTCCGGATTTTCGTGAATATTGCCGATTACTTCAACTGAGCTGGATAATTTTACATGAAATAACGGTGTTCCTATCTTATGCCCGTCTAGAGCAATGCAGAATTGTCCATGTGAAAAGTAAATACTAGCGTAATCTACAGCACCCTTTTGGTGATGATCATTATGAAAAGCAATCATTTTTATTACATCACCGTCATAGATCTCTTGACCACGTCTATCCTTAAGGCCAGTGTATTGCATAATCTCCCACGATGTAGGCCTTGGAGTGCCCCACTCGTCCCATGTCCAAGCCTTTCCATATCTGATATTAAAACAATCTTCAGTACGCATTTTATTAGCGTCATTATCCCAAGCTCTAAACTTAATCTCTCTGCTCATTTTCATCTTACTCTTCCTCCAAACTATCTATCTTCTTAATTACTCTTTTAATACTGTCTCTCTGGGACACTGTTAGTCCTCTCCAATGGAAGCCCTCAGTCCTACTACTACACAGTCCTATAATATCGTCAATTACATCTTCTGCAGTCTCGTGTCTTCTCTTAGCCGACATAACTATAAGCCAAGCAAAGTCTACTTTTTTAATAAACTTTATTATACGACCAGTTCCTCTAATAGTTAGTATTATTAAACTTGAAAGTAGTAATACTGATAAAGTAGCACCTAGGCAGTATATAAACAGTTCTATCGTCTCAATCATCTTACCCTTACTCCTCTTCTACAAAGGTCTCATCCTGACACTTCTGACAGAGTCCGGAGATTCTAAATTCCTTCTTGGACAGTTCGTCCTTAAATCCTTTCTTATCAGGATCTTTGCATCTACACTCAGGACATATGCCCTTTTCCTTTAGTTCTCTCATTTCCCACATTTTTTCTACTAAGTTCATAACTAGTACCTCTTTGTTAAGTTAATATCTAATCCCTTCATGACCTTCCTAAGAGCAGTGTCTATGTGAGCATCCTGTAAATCTAGCCAACGTTCTTCTGCCCAGAAGGGAGTCTTCCAGAACAAGTCCCACCGGAAGCGTCTGTTAAGGTCTTTGACCCAATCCGAATTCACAAACTGACCTGTCTCGTACTTAGTGAGCAGGTGCTGCTTACCAACAAGAGCTACTACCTTATTGATCTCTCTGGACAAGTCTTCAAAATCTACTTTTGACATTTTCATTTCACCACCTCGAACATAGTGGCCATAAGACAAGACTTTCTATTAGAGAGGCTCTTTACATACTCTTCGGCCTTATCTGCACCAACTCTCTCAATTGCCTCATAACACATCTTGGTCTGTAGTTCAGTTACTTCCTGTGATGTCATGTTCATAGTGAGCTCCTCTATCTGCTTATCTGCGTTTGCTTCTAGTTCTTCTCTAATCATTCTTATCTCTCCTACATATAAGAGCTACAAAACTCTTCCAATTCTTTAAAACTTTCAGACTCCTCAACCATTAGCCTATGGTACTTCATGAACTTATCCTGAATCTCTCTAAGCCTATCGTACCTATTAGACTCATTGATGTACTCGTTAGCCAGTTCATCAAAAGCTGACTCTAGTCCTTCTAAAATATCTTCTCTTTCCAACATTCTTATCTCCTTTTAGCTTTAACTTTCTGTACGATAGCTTCCAAAGAAGCTAAGTCAATCCATTCTAGAGGTTTTTTACAACAATTCGACCTGTACCCCTGTAATTTGATTCTACGAACGTGACGTTTTCCTACGATACTGCAGCACTCAGTACATACTATTCCGTATTTCATTGCAGGAAGGCCTTTCTTTTTAGACTTAGCCCTACCAGAGCCACCCATTGACAGGAATATGTTCTTCCAGACTCTACAGTGTCCTAGACGACCTGTTCGACAGTAAGCTATGTAATGAGCGAGTTCATGTTTGATTGTGTCAACGATGTCTTCTTCTGAGCCATTCTGGACAAAGTGTGACGATAGTTCGATCTCTCCATAGACGGAACAACGACCGAAAGATTTCTTAAGACGAGAATTAAAGGTAAGGTGAATCTTAGCAAATTCCTCTCTTGACAGGTCTGAACAAAATTCGTTCTTTAATGAGTTGTAGATCTTTCTGGCTTCTTGCTGTGTCATGTAATTTTCCTCGTTAATTTACCTTAAACTAGAGGCCCTTACGGAAAGGTCAAGCCCTTCCGCAAAGAAAATTACTTTATTATTAGCTTATAGAAAATTTTACACATTAGATCTTTAAGCATATGGTGTATTATATGCTCTATTACTTCTTCAGACTCTCTACTAGTTACCACATACTCAACAATATAATTAGAGTGTCCTTTTACCCCCACATTACATTCCATCCTTATCATATCATACTTCTGTAAGTGTAATTTAAGATTGTCTGATAGGTACTTAACGTTTACAGGGTTTTCTTTTGAAAAGTGTGTTACTATAAGATCGCCACTTAAGTGATCATAGTACCGTACGCAGATATCAAACTTATGCCTTTCTTCTTTGGCCTCCTTAAGTTCCTTCTGGAGCTCCTTAACCTGATGACTGAGGTCAGCCATTCTTCTATCGGAGTACATCATCTTCCTCCTTCCTAGAAAAGTCCCAGACTTCTCCACTCTTGAATTTTATCTCGGTGCCTTCTAGAATAGCTTTCCTAACAGCCTCTTTAAAGCAACTATAAGACATACCTGCATCTCCTCTCTTTATACAACCTTCACATTTAAATACCCTTCCTAGATCTATGATTACTGTCCTTATGTAATCACTCATCTGTAAGTGATAATAGCCTCCGTCAGAATACTTGAATCTAAGGCCCTTCACGATCTCCGCTAACGGGCCTACACCATGAGCTAGTTCTAACTCTTCTAGTCTATTCACTTTTCTCTCCGAAGAACTTTTCGAACTCCTCGTCACTCTGATCGCTGTATTTTTCCAGAACGTCACCACCCTTAAGATCAGTATTTACTTTCTCGATAGCCAATGCCTCGATCTCTTCCTGACAAGTCTCGTCTGTAAGATCTGAAGCGAATAATCCTTCCTCAAGAAGTTCGTCTTTAGCGATGTCCCTGCGGATAGTGTTAGCTGCTGATCGCAATTCTCTTCTTTTAGCGGAAGCTTCGAACTTATTTAACTGCATTTGTCTGCCTGATAAAGAGTTCTTCATGGTCTGGTATAGTTCGTCGTTAGCTTTTATGTCTGCTCTCAGGGAGTCCATACTATCATAGGCTGCCTTGCTCATCTGGAAAGCTTCCAGAGAGTCCTGACGATTACCTTTCTCTTTAGCTACCTCTGCTACCTTGATAGCACGACTCTGTATCTGTTGTTGCTTAGAGTAAGCGTCCTTAAGTGTAGTAGTGTTGACTTCCAGTTCAGACAGCTTAAGTTTATAGGCCTTAATCTGGTCTCTCAGTCTTTCAATAGGATCTTTCTTGAACATCCCTCCTGACTTAACAACGTCCGCAACTTCCTTAGAAGTGCTTTTGATCTTGGTTAAAGTTTTCCTTACTCCGACCAAAGAGATAATTAGTATTATAAGTATAATTAGTAACATAATTTTTTCCTTTTATATCATTAAGTTCGCACGGTAACATAGTGTAAGCTACCGTGCAGTTAGTTGGTTACGCTCCGAAAGCCCGTTTAAACAGTCTACGCTTCTCGTGCTTAGAGACTTTAAGAGCCTTAAGAGAGTTAATAGCCTGCCATAGTTCTTTGGTGGTCTTGCGAGGATCTAATATAGTACCGTCTGGCTTAGACCATCCCATACTCTTCATGAATCTTCTCATAGATCGATTCATAGTACCTGCTTCTACTGTGACTACGAACGACGACTCTACAGCCTCATGAACCTCTGTACCTGTGATCTTGTTCTTTACTGCCTTAGCTACTTCTTTAATACTGGGTCTTGATTGCATTTCTTTTTCCTTTTTTATAATTAGTTCTTCTGTTGTTAACTTAGATCTTTTACTGAACAGGTTTTTTACCCATTCCCATATACTACCTATACTCATTATCGTTTTCCTGTTTTAAGTTATTCCTTATAATACCTATAGTACTCCATATACTAATTAACATAGCTAACCACCAGAACAATGCCACCACTGACAGTAATGTCAAGTTCGTAATTCCTTCTTTTTTAGAAATACCCCTAAAGCTCCCACTACCAATAGAAGTTATCAGTAACCATACGAAGACAAAACCACATACTATCCAGTACATTTTAGTTACCTCCTAAAAGTTCTAGAAACTTATCTCTCTGCGCTTCTAGAGCAGCAGACCGAGCAGCAGACCGAGCAGCAGACCGAGCAGACTCAGCAGCAGACCGAGCAGCAGACCGAGCAGCAGACCGAGCAGACTCAGCAGCAGACCAAGCAGACTCAGCAGCAGACTCAGCAGCAGACTCAGCAGCAGACCGAGCAGACTCAGCAGCAGACTCAGCAGCAGACTCAGCAGCAGACTCAGCAGCAGACCAAGCAGACCGAGCAGACCAAGCAGACCGAGCAGACCAAGCAGACTCAGCAGCAGACCAAGCAGACCAAGCAGACTCAGCAGCAGACTCAAGTTCCTCTTTTGTAACAGTACCCCCCATGTACTGCTCTGTGCAATCAATACAATCTCGAACTCTTGTATCCTCTGGATACTCTGACTCATAATACTGCAATGATTGCCGAGCACACCAGATAGCAAATCTCCCATAGAAGTCTTTAGAGTCCTCTACGGTTGCTCTTAATGCCCATATCGCATCCTCAATGCCATTTGACTCTACTACGTGCTTCAAGGATATTAAGTCAGTATCTTTATGACAATATGGCAAGGACTTTTTTAAAGCCCTGTAACCTTCAGAACAGGCATTTTCTTCTTTACAAAGTTCAAGTGTCGTATGTAGCATTCTAATTACCTCTCATCATTTTCTTATGTTGCAGTAAACGCATATCGTTATCTATTTTCTTATTGTGCTGGGAGTTCAGTAGTCCGAATAAGATCCATATAGGAATCCACATACCAGCACTAACTACACTTAATATGAAGTGCGTTAAGTGGGAGGTTCTTTTGAACTCTCCTATCTTAATGAGTTCTTCGTCTTTATATTGATCAGGATTAGCTCCTTTGTTGAACTCTTCCTTTACACTGTCTAACCATCCCATCTTTTAATCCTCGTAAAATTCTTTTAAGTTTAGGGCTCTGTAAGCCTCACCCATTAGTGCTATTGTTCCTGCCTCATTCCTACATAACTGACATAACCAACCTAGTCTAATCTGTTCCTTCTGTTCAGGAGGTCTGTTTATAAAAGCCAGTTCTGACATAAAAGCACTGTAAAGTCCTGCCAGCTTTTGCCAACCAGCACACCAGTTATTTTGGTGTTCTCTTTTTTCCTTTTTACTCAAAGTAGACATACTTGTAGATCTCATCTAGAGGCAGTTCCAAATTATCCTCAACTAAGTGAACTGGAAGCCAGACTTTACCTTTCTGTGCTGCAAACACACTAGGATCCTTAGTGGGCCTTACTGTCGTTTCCATTTCCTTTATTGCTCTGTTCTTATTAACAGACCATACTGCTACTTTAGTATTACTCATTTATTTAACTCCTTTAGCATTTTACTTTCTTTTAATATTTCATCAAGATCATCGTAGTACTCTTCATCCAGAACCTGTACCCATACTCCTGTTTTAAGAGTTAGAGGAGTTCCATCCTCCTCATGACATACTGCCTTAGTTCCTTCAACGTGACTAAAGTACACTCGTCTACCATTATAGTCAATCACTTTTTTCTCAGAAACCTCAAATAATTTGTAATATTTTTGATCCACTTGTATCTCCTCTTGACATCTAAGGCAGGAAAATCTCCTACCTAAGTTAGATTTCAACTTAAGGACGTGAGGTACTTTAGTTCTTGCGAACTCTCCTAAGTCCTTCTCCTCATTACATCTTAGACAGACCTTTGACTTACAGACACAAAGATCACAATAGTCTAATCCTTTAACTTCAGCTCCTCCGCATGGCATCATCTATCTCCAATATAACGTTAGTGTCGTAAATTACTTTCTCAAGCCCTCCTACTACAGCTCTGATATTGTTTATCCTTTGGGTCTGAGAGATAAGTACTACAGGATCACTTATTTCTAGTAGTAACTCTGCTCTGGTGTCTACCATTACGGTAAGCCAAGACACCATAGCCTCTTCAGTCCTTTTAAGTATCTCCACGTTCCTTCTAAGTAGATCCACTCTGCTCTTTGGTTTGTCTTTCATCTGTTACCTTCAATTATCCATTGTCTGTGAAAATTACCACATCTCCTACCATACTCTAGTGTGGCTTCCTTAAGATATCCTTTAGGCCCTCCATTGAAGATTCGTCCTAGAATGTCAGCAGTGGCCACCTTACCTGTTGCTTTGGAGTATTTCTCCCCATAGTACTTAAGGTAGATAAAGATCATCTGTTGTGCCAGTCTAGCATTACGAGCATCTTCGTGCTTAAAGTTTGTCGCTGCTATCCTATTAACATCCTCAACAAAGATAGGCCTGATCTGGTAGAGACCTATAGCCTGCTCCTCTACATTGTCAACAGTACTATTCTCTGCCAACATTAGTATGGTGAACATTGCTTTCATTAGTTCGTTCATTTTAGTTCCTTATTTGTTCAAGTATTTATCTTTAATTAAAATGGGTATATACAAGTACTTCCGAATCTGTCACGCATCACCATTAGATCGCTTACCTCAGTATTGTAGTAGGAATCCCTCCCATACTCTTTAAGGTGCTGGCTTAGTTGTTCTCTTTTAATATTGAACAGGTGGCGCACGTAGTCTTCCATTTTGATTTTTTCTTCTCTAGTCATCTTCTTTCCTTTATTTAAGATACGTACACTATAAACGCCTCCGGAGAAAGTTCAAATCGAAAAAGCACGATTTTTTACCTTTTAAGTTAAATTTTTCACATTTGAAACATAGTGTCTGCCGTTTTCAATTATGTAAGTATCTGCTATAACATTACTTATAACAAAAGTTCGTTAAATCGACGTACTCATCGGAAAGAAAAAAGGAAAAACTTACCATGAGATTTTTAGACGAACTACCAGAATACTTCCTAGGCTGTGACCCTGACTCCAGAACTATGGCCTATGCTGTGGTCAATCTAGAAGGAGACGTGGTCAATGCTTTCACAGTGAACCATAAGAGCAATCCGCTCGACCAAGCTAGACAACATTCAAGATGTGGTGAGGAGTTCTTAGGAAACTTCGCATCAGTTGTGGAAGGTCAGAAAGTGTATAAGGACGACAAAAAGTCCAACCCAGATAGTCTTATCACCCTAGCTCGTGTTAGTGGTATAGCCTGTTCTTGGCTTGCTAGTAAAGGCAGTTGTAAAGATATTATTATCGCCAGTCCTCAAGAATGGAAGGGAAGTAAAAAGAAAGCAGCACACCAGCACCATATCTGGACTTCTATAGGAGAGCATCCTAAGATCCACGGTAAAGGAACACACGCTTACTGTTGTCCTGACGAATACAGGGGTATGGGACCTACTAAGCTCAAACATTTAGGGGATGCAATCGGATTAGCACTATGGCTCAGAGATCAGTACTTGTGGAATGAGAAGAAAAAGAGGCTAACCAAATGACAAGCTACACATACACTTCCGGAGCAGAACCTTCTTACATAATCGACCCTAATCCTGTGTGTATAGGATGGAAGTTTTGCTACGACCCTTACCAAGAGAGATCAACAAGCTTTACTAAGATATATAAAGTTATAGCAATGAACGATAAGTACGTGGTCATTAAAGAGCAGGTAAAGGGATTCTTAGGAATACTAAAAGACGATCAATATAGCTATCCTATTATAATTAAACTAAAACACTTTAAAAAGAAAGCTGTGAGGTACTTGTAATCTCACTAAAAGGCTTAAAATGAACGAAATTGACGATATAGAATTATATATACATTATCAGTCAGAAGAGGTCAGTTCTTACGGACTGCACCTTCCTGACCAACTACACGAACAACAAGAACCTGAGCAGTATAACGAGGAGCCACCATGTCAGACAGCGGAGATACGAAACAGTCCGATCCTTACGAAGAGCTAGTAGCTTCTTTTTCAGATAGCGGTCGAGATGTTAAGCAGGATCTTCTAAAGTTCCTAAGAATCTTAGACATGAAAGCACAGGCAGGTTTCGATCGTACAGTCATGAACGAGAAAGTAATATCTAGTCTAGACGAATGCGTGGCACAGATGTCCCAAGAGAACGAAGATCTAAAGGACAAGCTAACAAAAGACTTCTACAATAAACCAGCCAGAAACAATTACATAGAGTCTAGTCCAGAGTACCAACGACAACAAGGACTAAATACCAGAATGCCTGACATGGAAGAAGATTCCGACATGTGGGAAACTGAAGTTATATTTGAGAACAGTGTTGATCAGGATTTTTTCGATGATGCTGTAGATTTATTAATGATGATCAATCCATCTATCTCACAATACAAGTTATTCAAATTGTTAAGTAATGACTAGGAGGCGCATATGGCAGTCTACGAAAGTGTTTCCCAAGTCAAGAAGTTAACATGCAAGGACAGCGTCGGACTGATAAAAGCCCTTCTGGAAGATATTCCTAATGACGGAGAAGGACTAGAGTATGACGAATGGCTCACTTTAGTATCCCTTATCAAATACGAAGTAGAGGACGAAGAGTTAGGATTCCAACTTTTCGATGATTTTTCTCAGAAGTCTGACATCTATGATGCTGACTTCACGCACACCAAGTTCTTTGAAGCCCAGTTCGAAGGGACAGGAGAAGTAACACTTGGTACATTAATATATATAGCTAAAAGAGACTTAGCAGATAAGTATGACCAGAACAAGTACTCTAAGTTCTACTCAGATGAGGCAGTTGCTGCTACTAAGGTTCTTAGGGATAAGATAAAGTCAAGTAAGAACAAATTACCTGATCATATCCTGACAGAACCTGTCGACCAAATTAAGATGCCAGACGTTAGAGTAGAACCAGAACTTGCTCTGATGAACATACTGATAGAAGGAGAACATTACGGTACGGCCCAGCACCCAGCAAGGGAGACTGTGGTAGATCCTTATCAGGGCGGTACATTAGAACAATACATTACAGTAAATCCTATCAAGGCAGGAACTAAAAGACTCCAGTCAAATGTAACTCAGTTTAAATATTCAGTAGTAGAGTTCGATAGTATTTCCTTAGATGAGCAGTGGTCAGTATTATCTGCTGTGGACCTTCCTTACGAAGCACTCATCTATACTGGAGGTAAGTCTATACATGCTTGGATTCGTATTGATGCTCCTGACATAGAGACGTTCAAAAAGCGCACTAGGCTCGTAGGTAAGATGTTCGAAGATTTCGGATACACTAAGAAGAACGGAAACAAGGTAGACACAGCAGTACTATATGATTGTGCTTCTTGGGTAAGAACAGCTGGTGCTTCCAGAGTCGCGATTAAGGACGGAGATGGCCATACGAACGGAGTAGAGCAGAAAGTACTATGGACGGAACATTCAGATGGATGGGAAGCTTGGTACAATAACACTTACCCTAAATACGTAGTTGAGTCTAGCCTTAGCGACGAACCATTAGTCCCTGACGAATTTGAAGTACCTGTCAAGTCACATAACTTTAACAGAATAAGAAAGTCCATGCAACGAGCATTCGGTGAGGATTTTACTGAAGAGTTAGTTGAGGCCTTTGAGTCCATACCTCCTGAAGGTATAGAGGAGTTCCTAGACGAAGCTGTGAACGGTTTCTTCCAAGCAGTTAGGAAGAAAACTAAATTAACCCTTGATCTATCAGACTTGTACCATCTCCACGAAGAAGCAGTTATTGAGGGAGGCTGTCAGTATGTAGGCGACATTAGAGAAGCCCTACTTAATTCCTGTTACATTGCTCGTAAGTTCGAAGAGAACAGAAAGACAGAAGCAGTCAGTAGGTTAGAGGAATTCCTAGAGTTTAATCTGGACATCTATAAAGAATACATAGATGTTAAGTTACTCGACAGAATAAACAATACCCTAGAGCTTAAGATGGAAGGTAAAGAGGAAGATTATGAAAAAGTCTTAGCCTCAGTAAATAGGATGTTCACAGAGTTCGAATTTAGAAGCGTTGTTCTCCAAGAGACAGAAGTTCACAGATACGCAAAGAATGCAGGAAAGTGCGCAAGTGATGCACTATCTTCCCAAGGAGAAGCTGTGAACGGAGCTATCTATAAGTTCAGAGACAGACTAAGCAGTTACGTAAAATCTAAAGATCTAATGGAGGAAATAAATGTTCCTAGATATCACTCACTAGTAGCTCCCTATCTGGCTTTTGTTAAACAAAAGACTTCTGGAGAGTTCGGTGTGGTTTCTTTAGATAATGACTCTACTGTAAAATTGCTTAACAGCTATCAGTTCTTAGACTGTTTCAGGAAGGTAGAATTCCTATCAGATGTCCCGATCTTTAAACCAGATACTGGAGAATTAATATATGGATACGATAAAGAGTTTGAAGTACTTGTGACAGGAGATTCCAAAGGCTACGGTATATTGCCTCTAGATAGAGCAATATTTACACTAAAGGAATTGTTTGTTGACTTTAAGTTCGTTTCTCCTTCTGATTATTCCAGAGCTATGGCCTGTCTAATAATGCCAGCTTTGTGTCATGCAGGAATGCTTAACGACGACTCTAGGCCTATAGTCTATGTAGATGCTGACAGCCAAGGTGCAGGCAAAGGTACTGTGATTAAATTCTTAGTATTCCCCTACACTGAAAAGTCACCATTCGTGACTCAGGACGACAGTTCTATTGGCTCTATTGACGAGAAGATAGGCTGTACAATCATGGACGGACATAACCATGTCATTCTCGATAACTTGAAGCCTACTCGTAAGATGAAGGAATTCTCAAGTCCGTTTGTGGAAGGTATGCTAACTACTAACAATATGCAGTTTAGATCAGCAGGAATGCAGAGAACTACTCTAGATGTTAGTAAGGCAGTTCTGTACGTAACAACCAATGGTATGCCTCTTTCCAGAGACCTTGCTGAACGTTCCCTGTACGTCTCTATAAGGAAACAGCCTAGTGACTATAAGCATAAATTCTACGAAGGAGGACTGGAGAAGTACTTAATAGAAAATAGACCAGAAATAATGTCTGCTATCTACACTATACTTAAAGAGTATGTAGATAGAGGAAGCCCAACTAAGAAGCCCTTAGAAGGACACAGATTCCTATACTCAATTCCTATACTCAATTACATTATGACTGAGATCATGGGAATGGAAGACATTACGGTAGGTCTGAATCAGAAGAATTCTCAGAAGTCTGACACTGCTGTAGATGTAGCAAGGGCTATATGTTTTGCTGTAGAACAGAGCAGTATGTTAGGAACTCCAGTTAATAATCTGGACATTTTTGAAGTACTAGATCAGAATAGTGCTACGGAAGTGTTAGATCTTGACTTTAACCTAGAAGTGTGGGCAGACGAAGCATGTACAGTCATAACAGCAGACGCAAAGCGAGCTATTGGTATGAAGATAAGCAGAGTAATGTCTAGACCTAGTTTACTAGGCAAGTCAGATAAGAAAAGGACTGTAACTTCCTGTCAGGTAGAGGAATTTACCTTAACAAGAACTTATGACGGCAGGACACATCAGCCGTTGTATACAGTCACTAAGGAGTAGTTATGGCAGATAAAAAGAAGAAAGTCCCGACCTCTTCAGTGTCTCAGGTAGAGAACTACAGGGGATGTAAGAGGAAATGGTTTTTCAGTTCTGTAGACTACCTTCCACAAGAGCCTAGAAGGGCAACAGCTATAGGTGACTGTCTTCACGCAGCCCTCGAACGATACTTAGACGTAGACGAACGAGGGCTGAAGGACGGTAAGCCTCCAGAACTGTATCCTGAAGGGTGGCACTTACAGAAGGATTACTTTGGTAAGAAAGTTCTGTTTGCTTTGTCCAGTGAAGAACAACATACAGTAAAGACTCTTGTAGAATGTGCTATAGATGACGGAATAGTCATTAGAAGGCCTAATGCTATGGTCGAGTATACAGAGAAGATCCACATTACCCCAGACATAACTTTCCAAGTAAGGATAGACTATGCGTACGATTGGACTATAGAAGACCATAAGTCTTGTAAGAACTTTCGTTACACACTTGTGGAGGATAGTGGCCATTCTAGATACATAGGCAAGGACACTCAGTTGAAGGTCTACGCTTATTTCTGGGCTCTGAGACAAAGAGACTTACTACAGGTAGATATTCCTGAAAAGTTGACTATCAGACACAACCAGTTCTGTGTTGGTCCTAAAGTAACTAGTCCAGTACGTATTGTCGAGACTGAAGTCACATTTGAGGAATGTCATAGAACCTATCGTGAGTTGGAAAAGATAGTATTAGAGCAACTAGAATGGAGGAACAAAGCTAAAGCAGGAGAGATTGAGTTCTACGACATGGAGAAAGACCATGATACCTGTGGAAGTTATGGAGGCTGTCCTTATAAAGCCGTCTGTGTTTCTCAAGAGATGCCAGAAACTTATAAGAAAAGAATTAACTCTAAGATAAAAGAACTAACTGAAAGATTAAAAATAGAAAAGGAAAGTACAATGGGATTTAACATTAAGAACACTGGTGGAACTAGCGCACAGGAAGAAGTACTAAAAGACATAGACACTGCATCAGAAGTGACTGTCGAGGCTACTCCTGAGCCAGAGACAGAAAAGCCAGTAGTGCCTCGTGACTCACCGCTAGGTAAGCTAAAGACAGAACTAAATTCTCTTAAGAAGACCTGCAAAGGCATGGGTATGAAAGTACAGGACACTCCTAAAGGTAAAGAGATTTTAGAAGCTATAGAAAAGTTAGAAGCTATCGAGAAAGCAAAGGCTGAAGAAGAAGCTAAAGCAAAGGCTGAAGAAGAAGCTAAAGCAAAGGCTGAAGAAGAAGCGAAAGCAAAGGCTGAAGCAGACAGACTCGCTAACGAGGCAGAAGTTAAGGAAGCAGAAGCTAAGAAAGAAGCTCAAGTAGAACAGGAGGTCAGTGACGAATCTCCAGAGCCTGAAATTGCTGCAGAAGTACTTAAGCAAGCTCCTATGCCTGACTACGAAACAAAACCAAGCATCTCTTCTAGATCAAAGGAAGTAGTCATCTGTATTGGTTGTATGCCTGTGTCAGGAAAGCAAGTTAAAACTATCTCCCTTTATGCAGTGTTTGCTTCTGAGGCTAAACAGATGGCTAAAGTGAATGGTAAAGACTCTTACTTTGACTTAGAGCCATTTAAACGTCGTGAGCAATTTGCACATGCTGCTCCTACCATACTAGAACAACTAGAAGGACTTACAGTTACTGTACCTTCAGGACTAGGGCCAGACGAGCAAGCATTGTTAAACGCATTACTTATGGACAAGAACGTCAGAGCTTATTCAGCGTGAAAAAGGTCTCCTCACAATTCAAAAAAGGAATGGAAGGTGAGGTAGAAGCTTGGACTTGGCTCGGTAAGATACTTAAACTTACTGGGCTGACGAACACTATGCAAGAGTGGAAGCACTCTACAGAACCGTTCTCTGAGGACAAAACCAGACACATATTCACAAGAGACTAAAGTAAAGGAGAGTACACATGGCATTTTTCTTAGACAAGGACCCTGCTAAACTCAGGGAAATGAAGCAACGAGAAATGAACCGTATACTCTCTATCCCTGTCAACAAACCAATACCAGACGAACTTCACAAGAAGTTCTCTTCAGTCACATTACTCCCCAGTGCAGAAATCGACGCACTTCTCCCCACTCAAACAGAGGCCCTAGTGGCCTATCTTAGAGAAGGTGGACTTTGGGGCTACATAGGTGTAGGGAAAGGAAAGGCATTGATATCAGTAGCATGCGCTGCAGCAGCTTACAGAAAGGGACTACGCAAGATACTTCTACTTATTCCTCCTAAACTCACGTTGCAGACAGTAGAAAAGGTACTCCCTTGGCTCAGAAGACAACTACCTGTTAATCTGCCAGTGCATGTAATCTCAGGTAAATCTAAGAAGATGAGAGAAAAGGCAAGCAAACAGAAGTCAGGACTGTTTATAATGGCTTGGTCACAACTCTCTATAGTGGATACTGATGAACTCCTAGCCAACGTAGCCCCAGAGCTCATTATAGCAGATGAGGCCCATAACCTGTCTAACAAGACTTCAAGTAGATATAAACGTGTTAATAGATACATGGTTGAGAAACCAGAAACCGAGTTCATAGCCCTGTCAGGAACTATGGGTAAGAAGACACTTAATGACTACTACCACATCATGAAGTGGTGTCTTAAAGACAAATGCCCCATGCCCCGAACTCAAGTAGAGGTAGATAACTGGGCTAACGTTCTGGACACTTCGTTCAGTGAGTATACCTCAGACGGTACATTGTTACCTATGTTGAATTGGGCTAAGATGAACGGAAGGTCAGAGCTGGAAAGAGACATTGCAGGGTACAGGAAGTCGTTTAATCACAGACTAGCTACTACTAGGGGCATAGTATTCGCTATAGGTGAGGACGACATAGGTACTTCTATACTGTTCAATAATATATCTGCAGATGTTCCGGACGATTACGAAGGAATGGAAGAACTTAATAGACTAAGAGATCAGTTGCACCAATTGGACACCAGTCCAGATGGGGACATAATCGACTTTGCTATACACAAGTTCAGACACGACTACGAACTAACTGCAGGCTTTTACAACAGTCTTAAATGGCCTCTTGTAGAAGATGTAATGAAGCGTAGAGATCTTAGTAATTATGAGGCAGACGCACTATTAGAACGTAGTAAGGATTATCACAGAGCTAATCAGGAATACCATAGAGAAGTTCGTAGTTGGCTTCAAGAGTACGCTTGTGAGAAGCTCGATACTCCTTTACTCTTATCTAACGCTATGTCAGTCTATAGACGTAGACTTGCAGAGTATGAGGCCAATAAAGAACTACCTGTAGAGGATCGTAAGGATCTAGAACGACCACACAATCCAGTAGGCTCTGACCTATACGACGCTTGGGAAGTCAAGAACAAGATGGACTTTCCTGAACGTATAGAAAGAGACTCAGAAGCAGTGAGAGTTTGTGACTACAAGATACAAGCAGCTAAGAAGTGGGCAATGGCACTTAAGAAAGGCGAAGGTGCTATAGTCTGGTACTATAATCACGAAGTAGGGAAATGGGCGAACCATCTGTTCCAAGAAGCAGGACTGGACGTGGTGTTTTGTGACTCAGGAGATCGAGGATACAAAGCTATTAATAACGAAGCGAACTACAACAAAATAATGATCGCTAGTATTAGTGCTTATAGAGAAGGACTTAACTTACAAAAGGTTAAGCATTCTTTCTATCTTCAGTTCCCAAGAGCCTCATATTTCGCTGAACAGTCTTTAGGTAGAAATCATAGAACAGGGTGTACTTACGATGAACTTGTCTTTACGACTTGTAACTCTAACGATTTCGATCATAATATGTTCAGCGCAGTATTAGCTGACGCCTTATTTAACCATCAGGCAGGAAGTAGACAGAAGTTAATATACGGTAGTTATGTCCAGAATCCAAAGATAGCAAGTTCTGCTACCTTAAAGGAAATGGGCATAGTACAGAAAGATATTGACAGTTCCATAGAAAAAGAATTATCTAGAAGATTCGGATAAGTAAAAAGTACAAAAGTAACCAAGAATAGTAAAAGGAGAACACACATGGGTGTTTACGGAAAAGTAAGTGAAGCAAGAACTCAGAGAAAGAATAGCGAGAAAATGGACAGACTAGGTTCGTTCTATGCAAGAATAGACCAGACCAAATATGTATCATCTCCTAGCAAGGGTAATTTTGCTATCGTTGAGTGTACAGTAATTGAACCACATGACGATGCTTACAAGAAAGATGAGTTCTTATGTCACATGAGAGCACAGGACGAATTCGGATTTATGAATAACTACATGATCGAATATGTAGCAGCTTTTAATAACGTTACAGAAGGACATAAGTTCGACGAGGACGTTGACAAGAACGACGAGATCTGGGATCAGAAGAAGCAGGAACTTTTCGGAGCTCCTGCTATGGAAGACGGTAAAATGGTCTACAAGACTGATAATCCTATGAAGGGTGTAGTAGCTCATTATAAGATCGTACCAGATGATCAGAGTGGTCGTAAGAACAAGAAGTTAGATGAAAGCGGACAGCCTATCGTCTATAAGGAAGTTAAGCTTATGGGACTAGTAGGTCCTAAAGATCTCGATCCTGAAGTGTTGGCGAAAGAACTGCCTAATCTTCACTCTTCTTACTCTGATGTCTAATACTGACTTAAATGGAGGACAGCCTGTTATGTCTGATAAGGGTAAATGGTACTCTAAAAGACGTAACAGTCCGTCCAAAGAAGGCCCCAGAACTTATAACTCTGGGGACAAGTCCAAACAAGAGGAAGGATACGAACGCATTTTCGGAAAGTGGGAATGTGTCGTATGTGAGGTAGAAGTTCTTAAAGGACGCTTCACCTGCGACTCTTGTAAGGATATGTAATCTTGAGAACTATAGCCCGTATTCCTGTATGGTTAAGGCTGTAGTTCGATAGTTCGGTGGCTACCTTGCCCGTAATGGTGCTGCAATCAGCTTAAAAGAGTGATCTCGCTAGAAGAGAGCAAACCCGACGAGCAGGTGGAAGGCCTGCATATTTTTTAAAGAAAGAAAGGAAAGGAAAGGAAATATGGGTAAATTTAGTTTAGTAGTATTAGTAGTATCTTTGGTATTGGTAGTAGCAGTAGGATTTCAGTTCCTAATAGTATGGGGCATCCTAGCAAGTCTTAAAGGTCTGGGCATGATCGCAGGCTACACGACCGCTAAGATCTGGTGGGGCACTTTACTCTTGAGTATCGTCTGTGGAATCTTTAGTAGTTTTCGGGGTTCAAGAAAAGACTAGTTTCAGAAAAATTGAAACTGTAAGAAAATTGGAAATTGTACGTTAGCTCAATTGGTTAGAGCGTTCCCTCTTCGACTGGGGGAGTACAGAATGATTTCGTTTGAGGAGTAATTAACCTTTAGAAGTCTGGAGTATCCGCTGAGGGCGGGAGGCTACAGGTTCAAATCCTGTACGTACATTCACGTAAGGGCCTATGGTAGGCGATATCTTAGGATTGTAGCGCACGAGCGGGTTCGATTCCCGTACCTTACAATACCCCTCACGCCTTATGCGACTAGCTTATCGTCGGGCGCACCTGAGGACTCTTACTGTATCCGGTGGTTATTTAAGCCGTAACGCAGTACTAAGACCGAAAACTAGTAAGTAGGTCAGGAGAGCGTGTTACAACTCTATGGTAAAGGTGTAACAGTATTGGTACTGACTATATAGTACTGGGTGATTAGTCTACCCTACATTAATTAAAGTGACGGGTATAGCTCCATACGTTGTGTGAGTCAAAGCTTAGAGGTTAGTAGCCCAGAGGAGTTAGTTAGTACTGACGAGTACTGATGAAAATGCTAAGGAAGTAGGCTTAAAGGTAGCCATCTTTTAAAGAGTAGGAAGAGACTCACCGAGTGCGAAATGTTGCAGTAGTTAGAGGCTGTAGTGATGTGCTATAGGTGATTCGTCAGGCTCCTGTCCTTTTGGTGTAAAAACACACTTAGCAAATTATCGATCTACCATTCAGATCATTGGGAATTGCTTAGAGCAAACCTTCTAAGAGAGCATGTAAGAGTAGAGTCGGTTACGAGGGTGCCATCGAGCATTCTCAGTACAGGTACATGTCGGGGCCTTTAATCCTGATAATATGATAATAAGGTACACCAGTTAGCAACCTTTTTCTGATGTTAACTGCGGTCAGTCAGTCCTTCGGGAGAAGCCGTGCATGTGATTGCGAAACTGACAACACGAGACATACATGATAGTCACTCGTTAAAAGAGATCATAGTGCGAAGCCAGTCTAGGCGTTACGAGCTAAGGACTTAGATAAAATTTGGCGCTCCGATAGAAAGGATAGTCTCGCAGGTGTAGATCCTGTCGCACTTGAGGCCTGTCGCATAACTGGATAATATGCTACCAGATAAGTAGTAGATGCGGGTTCGAGTCCCGTCGGGCCAATTGTATACAACTCCTCAGTCACTGGAGCGAAATGACTAGACCAAGAAGCCAGTGAGGCCTAGGCACACTAAGTAGAAGTGTAGCAACTCAGAGAACTATATAAGTATTGTAATCCCCCTGACTACGAGGTCCGGATTACATATAAATCTGACGTTTTCAGACGACAAGCTTCCGGTTCAATTCCGGCTTGGTTAATTTACATTACTTACAAAGGCACCTGTGCGCACAGGAGGTCCCCACGGTAATAAGAGCAGATGGCTGGTGGGACCCGTACACTGCTTAACAAAAGTATGGGGCCACAATTTTAAATTAACAAATAAAAGGAAAATACAAAATGAAAAAAGTAGTAAACGTAACAGAAGTCGCAGGCGAAGGTCTAGTAAAATTACTCGGTGAGAAGATCACCATCTTTTGTTTAAACTATATCTATACTGGTATTTTAGAAGGTGTGAACGATACATGTGTTTTATTAAAAAATCCGGCTATTGTTTATGATACTGGAAGCTTCTCCGATAAAAAATACTCCGATGTACAATCTTTAGGCGTGGACGAATTTTATGTTCATATGAATTGTATTGAAAGTTTCGGTAAGCTGAAGTGATACGTGGTAAGAAGCAGAAAGGGTCTCGGTCTTGGTCTTGGTCTGGTTCTGGTTCTGGTTCTGGTTCTGGGATTTGGTCTAGGTGTGGTTCTAGGTCTTGGTCTGGGTCTGGGTCTGGTTCTAGGTCTTGGTCTAGAAGTAACAAATAAAAGGAAACTAATGAAAAGTGTAAAAGTTAATAATGAAAATCATGTAGCACTGAAGCAATATATAAATTCAGAGAATAGGGAAGATTTAGAAGATGCGATATGGGGTCTTAGTATAGATGAGACAATTTGGTCCGATAATGGCGATTTTTTGTGCCCTCAAGACTTAAAAGCAATCTTACTTACGTTTACTAGAAAAAAGCTATCAGATGAAGATTTAAATAGTGCTTTAGAGAAGATTTCAGGCGAGTATTCATTTTCCTACGTTGTTTGCAGCTATTTGTCTGATGGTTCTGGATGGCAAAGAGGACTTACTGTTGAGCATGTCAATAGGCTGATAAGCGAGGTTCTTAATGGGATTTAGTTTATCAGGATCAACAATCACCCAATCGGGGACAGATACAGACCTTTCAGGATTAATCGGGCTCTGGCTCTGGTTTTAGGTCTAGGTCTTTGTCAGGTTCTTTGTCTTTGTCAGGTTCTTTGTCTAGGCCTAGGTCTTTGTCTAGGATTAACAGTAAATAAAAGGAAATAATATGAGCACAGTAACACAAGAACAGGTCGACAACTCTATTGTCGAAAAGAACGTTAGTACAGTAGAGTTAGTAGGAAAGAAGCACACTATCGTAGCAGTTAAGCTGGATAATGGCTTTACTATTGTAGAGACCACTACCTGTGTGGACCCTAAGAACTACTCTGAAGAAATTGGAGCTGATATAGCTCTAGGTAGAATTAAAAATAAGATCTGGCTTTTGTTAGGATTTTTACTACAAGAAGAAGAGTACAGATACGCACTTTCACAAGGAGTGGTATAATGTTCGCAAAGTTATACGAAGACGCTAAGTTAGGACAAGTTCTCCTAACTAAAGAAACTGTAGACCATCCTGAAGTTGTAGATGAGACCTGTCCTGCTATTAAGATACAAATAAGTGCAGAAGGCATGCGTTTCGGAATAGAGTTACCTTTCCCTAACACTGATGACGGTTTTGACAAAAGGAACTTAATGTTCGCTGAGTTCACAGAAGACAGAGCAATAGAAGCAGCAGAAGGTATAGTACAAGAGATCATCGAACTAGCAGATAAGGAAAGAGACAATGAGGAATCCGACTGAACAACAGATCGAAGATGACATATTGTGGAAGAATGAGCAGGAAATAGAACGTCCTGACGGTGTTAGACTATACCGCTACTCTTACAGATCAAAAGTCCATAAGAGGACTATGATGAGTCAACTGCACGTAAATCCACACCGTGCATTAGTTCTACTTAAAGACAAGGTAGCTCAAGAGCTAGAGATGTACCCATGACAGATATGAGAGTAGTAATAGAAGAGGCTACTAGGAAGTTATTCCTGAAGAAGTCCTTCGTAGAGCAAAGACCAGATGTACTGGGAGTTCATGAGGGTTACTCCTTGTTCTCAGAACTCCCAGTCTCTACTTCAAAAGGAAGAGAGGCCAGAGATCGCAACAAGACAGGATTTAGTTCCAAAAGGATCGATTCCTCAGACCTTGTTAAATGGCCTAAGACTAAGTACCCACAAGAACCAAGAGCACTAAGTCCTTTCGAAGAAGGAATGCACAAAACTTACTTAAAGTTATCAAAAGAGCCAGAATACGCTTATTAAGAAGGAGAACACATGTACGAACCTAAATTTGTAAACATGAAAGATGTCTACGCAGCAGATTATGAGACCAAACTTATGGGAGCTCAGAACCTAAACCCAAAAGGTATTTGTTTTTCAATAGCTACTATGGACTTACAGGTAAAGATAGATCCTGACACAGGGGGTAAAACTAACGTAATAACTGTAGACACTAACCTGATAGCTGACGGTGATGAAAACTGGCAGACTTACATGTGTTCTCTCATAGACGCTGCTTACGAAGACGAAGATATGATACTGGTGTTTCACAACGCTAAGTTCGATTTACATGTTCTAGTTAGTGATCATCCGAACTATTACCACAGAGTAGTAGAACTATACGACAGAGGCCAGATCCAATGTACGATATTAATGGCCAAGCTGATAAACCTTACCACTACTGGATGGGTAGATAAAGAACCCGTAGACTCAGACGACGAAGAAGGTAAAGGCAAGCGCATAGAATACAATTTAGCTAAGTTAGTGAAAGAATACTTAGGTAAAGATATTTCCATGGAAAAGGAAAAGGAAGATTCAGTCAGAATCCGCTATCAGGAATTGTCAGGATTGAAAGCTAAGTACTATCCTAAAGAATTCAAAGACTATGCCATTAACGATTCTGAATACTTGATTCGTATCTATCAGATGTTCACTGCTAAACGACAATATATCTGGAAGACTCTGGGAGTAGATCCTCTCAGGACTTTAGCTCATAGATGTTCATTAGACTTTCACTTGTACAGATTTAGTATAGAAGGTGTCCGGACTAATCCTAAGCAGATCAAAGTTCTTGAGGATATGTTAGAGGTTGAGCTTTCTTACGAGAAGCTTAACTTACTCTATCCTAAGAACATACTGACTGCAGGAGATATGAGAGACTTAAGAGTAGCTGATGAGTATGTAAACAATATTCTGGAAAAGACTTACTTAAGGCCTTTCGTACCAGAGCGTACTTCATACAGATGGAGTCATGCAAAAGGATGTCCTAAGACTAAAAAGGACGGAGTCTTTACTTGTGGTCCGGAGTGTTTCCCTAAAGTATCTAAGAGTCACGAAGAGGACTGTAAGCGTAAGTCAGACAAGTTCACTAGACAATGGTTATGTGAATGCCCTAATGCTACTGTGGCAGAAAAGCCAGAGAAAATGAACACTAAAGTGTTTAAGAAGCACGTCCTTGACTTATGGTACGAGAATCCTGAAAGTTATGACCTTATCTTTGGTAAGGCCACGTACGACAAGAAAGGCAACTATGTAGATTCTGACATGTACGCATGGGATAAATACAAGGAAGGAAAAGCCACAAAAGATGAAGCATATCAGGCAGTTCTTAAGAACATATCTTCCATTAGTACTAAGCGAGAGTGGTTAGATGTCTACTCTTTCAAAGATCCTGTACTAGCTCAGTTCGATCATAGAGCCAGCCTAGTTAAGCTTAAGACAACTGAAATTCCTCGTATGAAGAATCCAGACGGAACAGTTGCTGAAGTAGTACATGGTAACTTTGACGTACTTAAGGAAACAGGTAGAACTTCTGGCTTTGCGTCTAAGCTCTATCCAAGTGCTAACTTACAGAATGTTCATAAGATGGCTAGGACTTGCTTTAGGGCTAGGAAGGGCCACTGGATACTATCTACTGACTACAGTGGACTAGAATTCCTATCTGCTGCCCAGAGGGCACTTAATGTTCTTGGGGAGTCTGTCTACGCAAAAGTTATTAATAACGGATGGGACAGTCATTCCTACCTTGCTGCTCAACGAGCTTTTAGATCAGAGACTTGGTTTGAGGCAGAATGCCTAAACTCAGGACTCACTTCATCAGACTATGAAGGTGTTTACCACCAGTTCATGAAGTATAAGAAGTCAGACAAGCAGTTAGGCTTCTATAAGGGGAAGGTAGATGATCAAGGAAAACCAGTACCTAAGAAGTTCTGGAAACACTATCGTAACTCAGCAAAGCCTATTGGCCTTGGTCTGTTAGGAGGAATGGGAGCAAAAACTATAGCTCACGTCTCAGCAGCACAATATGGTATTGATATGACACCTGAAGAGGCTCAAGAATATAAGCAGATCTGGGAGGAAATATTCTGGCCAGAAGCTCAGTTACTTAAGAATGTTAACAAGGAAATGAAAGATCCTATGTTCTCTTCACGCAAGAAAGATAAGTTCAAGTACGAAACGCCATTTGGAATGGTTCGTCCTAATTGTTCTTACGCTGCCTGTGCGAACGGATCTATCCTACAGAGTCCTTCAGCAGAAGGAGCTACGTTAGCAGTAATTAATGTGGCTAAAGCTTGTTATGATCCTACCAGTACTTCCATACTTAAAGGTAATTTTAAACCTTGGGCATTTGTACATGATGAGATTCTTGGTGACGTTATTGCTGTTCCAGAAGTAGCAGACGCTGTAGCTACAGAACTAGAGACAATAATGTGTGATGCATTAAAGGTCGTATTCCCTGATCTAAAACCTAACGCAGACAGTGCTCTAATGATTACATGGAGTAAAGCTGCTGACGAATTCTACAACGAAGACGGGCACTTAGTTCCTTGGGAAGTAACTTACGACGAAGATCTAGCTAAAGAACTAAACTATAAAGGAAAGTAATATGCACGAAGGAATAAAAGTATTAAAGCAGACAGGTTTTATTGGGGGCAGAGTTCACAAGTCCCCCAACGCAAGGCCTCGTCCAAAATATTACGAAATGGCAGATGGTAGTAGTTTACCTGCTAACATAGGACCAGATCAGTTGAAGAAGGCAATCTTGGCAGGAGCTATCAGAGAAGTACCAGCTCCTCCAGTGGTAGCAGAATCAGTTGAGACTAAGACTGTAATCCAACCTACAGCCCCAGTTGTGGACGATATAAATGTGCGTAGAAAGTTAGCTCAGGAAGAGTATGAGGCCAAGTTAGAAGAGTTATCAAAAGCTCGTAACGAAGCTTTAGCTCAGATAGAAGCTGATGAGAAAGCACTTGAGAAAGCACCTGAAGAGACAACCCATCTAACACCTCTACAAGCTCTGGAGGATCTAGAGTGGGCTCTACAGGAGTATAACTGCTACTTAATCGATCACGAAGGCAATCCCCTTCAAAAGGTACGCATAGCAGGAGGCCTATAGTGAGAAAGCGTCCTAGTAATTCAATCATCTTATCAGAGATCAGAGAGTTAGGTTCTATCTCAGAGTACGCTCGACTGTTGAACATTCCGCGCTCGACTGTTGACGACTGGTATAGAGAGGCCCTTAGATCAGAGGATATTCAGAGCAGAGTAGAGAACTTCGAAAGAAAGTCTTACCTGATCACTTCTGCTCAGATAGAGACTGCTGTAGATCCTAACTTCTTAGAGAACTTAGAGAAGATGGCTGAAGTACACGATGCTGAGATTCTTATCCCTACCTATACTTACAATAAGAAAGGCATAGGCCATTCGGGTACAGGAGACGCTGACAAGAAGCTACAGGCTCACTACTTCGACTCTCTTATCCATCCCTACATTATGAATGAGCGTAGATCCTTGAACAAGAAGGTAGAAGTGTTAGGTAATCTCAACACATTACCTACAGCAGTTAATCCTCTATCAGGGTATCAGTCATTTACTCACGATAAGTCAGGAGTGTTTCCTCACCCTAAGATAGCTTCTGAGTCAGTTGCTACAGCTCCTGACAAGTTATGTAAGTTTCTGCTTACTTCAGGAAGCTGTACAGTTCCTAACTACATGCAGAAGAACGCAGGTATTAAGGCTGAGTTCCACCACCAGATAGGAGCAGTGTTAGTAGAGATTGTAAACGATAAAGTCTTCCATCATCGTCATGTACTGGCAGAAGAGGACGGTTCTTTTTATGATCTTACTGATAGGTATTCCGGAGGGGAACTAACCACAGGACATAGAGTAAAATCTATTAACTGGGGTGACATCCACGAAGCTTCACTGGACAGACAAGTCCTAACTAACAGTTGGTTAGATGAGGATTCTTTGATAGAATGTCTTAAGCCTAAGTATCAGTTCTTTCATGACTTACTGGACTTTAAGTTCCGTAATCACCATAACAGAAACGATCACTTATGGCTAAGTAAGAATCTTAACAGATCTGTAGAGGAAGAACTGGGCGATGCCTGTGAGTTTCTAGAACTAACTCATTTTCCTTGGTGTCATTCTGTGGTAGTAAGTTCTAATCATGATCGTGCTTATAATAGATGGGTTCGTGAGGTAGATGCTTCAGAAGAACCTAATCTAAACAATAAGATATTCTTACTGTGGTCACAGATGCACATGTTCAGACACATTAGAGAACAGGCTGGTTCTCCTAACATGTTTCGTGAGTATGCGACACATAACTACAGGGTGCCAGTTAGTCCAGAGTTGCTTACGTTCTTAGACCCTGACCAATCTTTTAAGGTTGATGGCGTAGAAAATGGCATGCACGGAGATAAAGGTATTAATGGTTCGAGAGGATCTATTAAAGCTTACTCTAAGATAGGCACTAAGTGTACTATCGGTCATAGTCACAGTGCTGGTATCTACGAAGGTGTTTACCAGAATGGATGTAGCAGGACACTTAACGCTGACTATTCAGAAGGTCCAAGTTCTTGGAGCCACACTCATACTATTCAGTATGCTAATGGTAAAAGAGCTCAACTAACTCTTATAAAAGGTAGCTACTTTAAACGTAGTCCTAAGATAGCAAAGCTGTAGTCAGTTAAAAAAGTCCACATTTCTGTGGACTTTTTATTTGTACACGGGTAAAGGTGTGCTAATTTGAGTTAACTTAAAAAGGAGATAGACATGATGGAATTCAAACCATACGGAAAGACCAAACACGCAGATGACCGTGGATTTATCCACAGAGTGGTTCAGGAAGTACCTGAACTTCAGGAAGCGTCGTATATAGCTACAGAAAAACTAGACGGTACTAACTTCGTACTAATGTTCGAGCCAGACGGTACTGTACGTCAAGGGTCTAGGAATAGAGAGTTACATATAGGAATGACTCACTTTGACTACCATAACGCTGTCCTGTGGCAATATAGAGAAGAGATAAGATTGATCTCCAAGTACTCTGTTTGCCAAGAAGTAACAATAAGGGTATACGGAGAGCTCTACGGACGTGGTGTACTTCCTCGTATAGATTATGGAGATACTAAGAAGTTCTTGCCTTTCCAGTTAGAAATAGACGATCAGATGTTATCTGTCGAAGATGCTATGGACTTTATGGTAGAGACTGTAGATTTTGTCTGGTGGGCCCCAACTATAGCTAAATTCAGTAATCTAGAAGAAGCTCTTAAGTTTAACGTAGACTCATTCGATCATAGAACTATAGAAGGTGTAGTTATCGAGCCGTATAATAGATCCTATGTACATCCTAATCTAGGTAAGTTCAAACTTAAGATGAAGACCAAAGCTTTCTGTGATACCATGATTACTAAGCAGAGGAAGCCTAAAGATAAGGTCGAGTTAGAAGGAAAGGCACTGGAGCTATTTGAGATCTATCAGGGATACTTTAACAAGAATAGATTATTAGACCTGATCGCCAAGGAAGGTGAATTGTCTGAGATGTCTGAGATGGGCAAGTTCATTAAGCTCATGTGTCAGGATTGTAAAGAAGACCTCCTAACAAATCATAAGGAAGTATTCTGTGCTCTTAATGATTCTGAAAAGAAAGTAATACTAGGATCTGGAGGTAAGACTGCTGCTCCTTTAATCAGAGAACACATAATGAATAAGGAGATTACATTGTAAGGTGTTTACTATAATGAAGTTGCTTATTTCATTACAAATCGAAGTTGAGGTTTTATGATCGCTGAATTAAAATACTTAAGAAGGAAAGTTACGGATGAAACTAGAAGAACTAAACGTAAGAACTAAAATGTTAATGAAGGAGGCTAAGGATCTTATAGGGGACTGTAAGTCCTCTGACGAACTGGAGGTAGTTGCCTCTACTCTAGGATTCTTAGTGGCCTCGATGACTAACACTACTGACGAGCAGAAGGCCAATATCTTTAAGGTAGGACAGGATGCACGTAAACGTATACAGGAGACAGAAGGATGAGTTATACTTACGGACCTACATCTAAAGAGGTTGATACCCTGCCAGAAGATCCCCTGAAAGTACAGATAGGAGGATGTCACTATAAGGAAAGTAAGATCCAACCTATAGAATATATACAGGCTAATGATCTGGGATTTGAGGAAGGGAATATAGTTAAATATATATCTCGCCATAAGTCTAAGAACGGTAAGGCCGATATTGAAAAAATAAAGCACTATTGTGACTTTATTATAAAGAGAGATTATTCATGAAAAAGTATTTACTAGTATTCGCTGCGATACTCCTTACAGGATGTAACATTTATATCATAGATGTAGACAAGTCAGTCTGTGTACACGGAGAAGGTAACAGTGCTCACATGTCAGGCAGTGATCTTAAGGACGTAAGTTCTGATCCTACCAATGATGTTAAACCTACTACTACATTACCTGTAGTTCCGTAGCACGTTAAAAAAGGTCACCTTACTTGGTGACCTTTTTATTTTAAGCGCAAGCTATAATAACAGTAGACCCTTTATGGGTAACTGAGTAGCCTAGTCCTGTAAGTTGTGAATCGCACTCTGCTTTAATAGCAGATCCATGGTCGTCGTCGTCTAACGTAATAACGAACATTAAACGTCCTAGAGCTGCGATACTGTCCATGAATGCTACTAATCCAACTATCTCTGGGTATAGTCCAACTATGTAAGCATCCGCTGTAACTTTATTTTCTGCACATGTAGCCATATTATTTTCCTGCTAGTTTTAGCTCAACTTCTCTGATCCTGTCGTCCAGTGAGTCGATGTCTACATCTACCTTACTGAGTTCTTTTTCGATCTTTGCATCGACACTATCTTTAAGTTTAGCCTGTTCTGTCTTTATCTCTTTGACTTCATCCAGTATATTAGATAACTTATCGTCCAAGTAGTTCATATCTACCTTGTAGACAGTCGTTCCTAGAACAATTATCACACTGAACATGAAGCAGAGTAACTTTTTTATATCGGTGTTCTCAAGCCATTTGGCCATGGAAGTTCCCTTAAGTTTTGATCTTCAAGAGTACCAAGAAGTCAGTTAATTTTGAAGTAGTCTTTACTGAGTGTATATCCTTTAAAGGGATCGTAATAGTATCTCCCTTTGTTAGGTGGTATTCTTTTCCTGAGATAGTAACGTAAGCAGTGTCTGTCAGTAGTATGGCCTTACATACTAGGAAGCATGTAGGTACGGCCTTATAGTCGTCTAGGAATCCACCTTCAGGGAAGCGCAAGTAATATACTTCTATAGCTTCTTGGAACTCCTTATCACTAAGGCATTCCTTGGTCAGGGCTCGTAAGTCATTAGGCATATCAAAGTACTTAAGGGTCTCAAAGATAGATGAACGACCATTAAGTCCTTGTTTACTCCTTACACCCATACTATTCTTAAATTTAATACTGTATTCTGCTAGTTTACTATTTAGTTTATCTATGTTAGACTTAGTAATCATTGTGCATCATTCCTCTTAGTATTACGATAGAGAATCTCTCTGACTTAACAGGGAGTACCTCGTGATCGGTAGAACTGGCGATAGTATACATTTGTCCTGCTTTGTCAGGAACTTCGTGTACTTCTCCGTCTTCTGGATAGAGTCTTACAACATTGTGATTATCTTGTAAGGTTATGACAGATACGAACGGACTGATGCACCCATCATGATGACGACCAATACTCATGCCTTCATGGTATCGGTTAATGATCATTTCGTCAGTGTCCCAAGGCCTTATCGCATCTACCAACTTCCTAACATCATCTGGCATGGAGTCCTCTAACATACAATCGTACTTAGATGGCCTGCCTTCGTTAGTCATGTTGTTGAAATGTTTCTCTCTATCCACATACCAAGCGTCGTCTGCTCTTTGCAGTGCGTCCAATAGTTCGGATGCTTCTTTGCCTGACATGTATTGCTCTATCCTGTACATTAATAATCCGCTGGGCCGTATTCAGGACGACCTGCGATGGCCTGTAGACCACCGTGGAAGCAATCAGATTGTCTTTTCGCTTCTTCTTTCAAGGATAAGTACTCGTGATCGTCAGATGCCTCGTAATGAGCTTTGAGTTGCTTATTGTTCTTTAATGTTCGAGTAATATACTCTTGCATCTCATTGAACTCTACAACTCCCTCGTCCTCTTCAGTAAGGACACCCTTATCAATTAGACATCTAAACATCTTTGATAAGGCATTGATCTGATCGTAGTACATGTACTTCTTTTTAATCTTTTGATGACAATGGGCATTGAGTACAGATTCAGCAGTGACAGGTTTTATCTCACCTATCGAAACTACCTTACCTGTCTCCATGTCTCCCTTCCACTCGTGAGTGTTAGGGTTAAACTCTCTAGTTAACCATGTAAAGTATTGGGTACCTAAGTCCTCTAACTTACCGCCCATCACTGTAGAGCAATGGGCTTTAGTTAACTTGTTAAACCCTAAGTGTACTTCTTGTACCCTATCTTCAGGCTTATGTAATTTTAATGTCTCTAACATATTCTTTCCTTTTTACGCTATGGACTATATCTTGACCCAAGCACCACTTGTGTAGATGTAATTATCTACAGTAGTTCTTGTCTTAGTAGCTGTACCATTACCATAGTACACATTGTAGCTTTCTGTGTACTGGACTGCCATCAAGTCACCTTGAGCAGGGTTAGGGAATTGTGCAGAAGCTACAGACTTGGCCTGAGATTCTGTTAATACACCGTTTGGTCGTAGGTCAAAGAACTTGGAAGTAGAGCCTGTTTCTTCCTGTTGTTGATTATCTGCAGCTATTAGTGCTAAGACATCGTCTTCTGTTAACCCTACAGGATGTTCAAGAGGGTATTCTGTTTCTGTGTTACCAGTGTCAGAAGCGAACCATCTAGGCGTTCCATCTACTGGATCATTCTTGAACGTAATGTAAGGATTTAATAACTGCCTCGAACCTGCGTACATAGTCTTAGGAGTGGAGTCGTTTTCGCCTATGGTCCAGTTCTGGCTGTTTGTAAAAGCGATATTAGTAATATCCAAGTCAATACGATCAATCGCATCTGCTGCCCAGTTAAGGACTCTGGAGATATTATACATCCAACCATTTAAGGTCTCATAGTCAGGCTTGTCTCCCCATGCCCATCCTGCAGTCTGTCTGTCTATAGATGGATCTATTCTACTAGGGCCGTTAAGTGGACCGTTGTTTAATAGCTCTGTAGCCCAATCAATAGGAAGGTCTGGTCTTTTAGATCTTACATAGATTGAAGCGATACCTGTGTTACTAGTCTCTGCCAGATCATTAATAAGGTAGTAAGTGAAGCTATCGTCACCTATGTAGTCAGGATCTGGTGTATAGACCATTGGCCCATTGTAAGGGTTGTCTAATACTGGAGTTATGTAAGGATCTCCGTCCTGATTACTTACTTCTAGAGTACCGAATGCAGGTAAGCTAGAGATATGGTAGGTAGCAGGATTAGTAGGTAGTATGAAGTCATTATCTCTAATGTCTAGGATATTCTGCGTAGAATCTTCTTCTACAATATACGAATCATTAAGAGCTAGTGGTGATGTACTGGACATAATTTATCCTTTTAGTTATGAAAAAGTTGGTACGGGAATTAACGAGTTTGTGGTAGGAGTAGGATCTCCCTCTAGCATAGTAGGGCTTGCGTGTTCTGAAGCCACAACTCCTGACAAGAACTGTCCCTCATTTAGGCCAAGAGATCCTTTAGATCCTTCTAGTCCGAACGGAGTTAGAATAGTCCCATTAGGGTCTTGATTATACTGTCCTACAATGTTTCCTCCGAGTGAATCGTCATCCACACTTCCTAAGCCTAACCCAGATCCTACTTCTAGGTCAGTGGCTATGCTGAAAGGTTTAACGGGCTCGTAAATATCTATCGTATCAGGGCCTTTGTATTGAACTGTGAGTTCTTCTACTCCTGTCCTGTGAGTGAAAAGTACGTCAAGATTGAATATGCCTACTCCTAATACTACAGTGTCTTCAGTCTCCTGAAGAACTCCTATAGAACCATCGTCATTGTCTACGATTAGTAGATCATCTACGAACAGTCTGGAACCGTCTTTTGAGCTTAGCTTAAATGTGTAAGTTCCTGCTCTCAGTACACGGAATGTCCCGAAAGCTCTTATGGCTATATTATCCTGTGTATCGATAGGTGCTACGGAAATGTCCACTATTTTACCAATGTCCAGAGTGTCTCCTGTAATGTCTAGGAATCCCTGTACTGTGTTTGGCATTGGCGCAGTATTACCTAAAGGCCAGTCGTAAGTCTTAAAGTCAAATCCGAGGTCAACAGTATTATCCAGAGTAAAGAACTCACCTTCTGCAGTATCATCTACATTATTAACTATAATTCTAGTTTCTGAGCCTGATGGTGTAAGGTTCTGGATGAACTCTGCCTCACCATTCTGTAACACATCTAAATAATTGTGGACATATATGTCAAAAATGTTATGCGTTCTGGTACGTATCGATATCTTATCTCTAGACTCTTTTGTAAGTCCGTGGTTGTAATGTAGTAACAGGTTAGCTAAGATCTTAGTAGAAGTACCATCACAGGTAATTGTCTGGATCTGGGCTTGTAGTACATTCCTGTACTGAATATCATCCTGACCTGAGACTCTCGCAACTCCTAGTATAGTACCAAGAAGATCTAGGTGTGCTCCGTAGGCCTCTTCGACATTGATTATAAACTTCTGGATCTGTCTTACATCCAAGGACTGATTGTCTACTTCCAGAAGAGGAATCTTAAGAAGGTTCTCTATGTTAGGACATTCCTTGAACTGCATGATCAAGTTTTCTTGTGCTTGTTCTGAGTGATCTTGTATCTCGTCGAAGATAGTATACTCTGATAGCTTAGAGGTCTTCAAGTTCTCGAACAGAGCTATTGCGTCTATAGTACCTGTAAGTTTAGAAGTACTGTTTGTTCCTAACTCTCTTGTATACTTGGCTGTAATACCTGTCGATATGAAAGAGCTGGAGGAGTTAGTAGCTAACTTGGCAGTGCCTTCTAGAGTCACTGTACCTGTTAAGGCTCTTTGGCTAATTACCTGTAGGGCGAACCTACCTCCTCCTACAAAGGTCTCAGTTATTAGAGCACCTCTGTTATTGTAGTGATCTGCAGGAGCAGAGAGGTTGAACGCACCCGTCAAAGACGAGGACGATGGGGCCATCTCCAGCTCGAAGACACCACTCTCAATGGTCTCCTCAAAGAGTGCGGGGTATAGATTTGATAACATGGTGTCTCCTTTTTAAATTACTACAGTGCTCTTACTGCGTCACGATAATCTTTGTCGATCAATGCACCAGCTTGACGACCCAATAAAAGAACAGCCTTTAAATCAGCTTTTGTGACTTCTTTTTCTGTATCGTCCGCTAAAGTCCACATAATTTTTTGAGTATCGTCCATAATGGTAATCATTGTGTCAAAATTTAGAAAATCGCTCGGTCTGGTTTGGAACTCTGAACCATCATAAGTCACTGTGGAAGCCTTGAGCTTTCCGTCTCTTTCTTCTCTTAGTTCCTGCTTTGCGTTCTTCTTATCTGCGATTGCCTGACGTGCCCTTAAATGTGTGATAGTGTGAATCTTTGGCACTCCGTCAACCAGTTTAAATAGGTCTTCATTAAGTCCATAAATCTTTTTTTCATCACTTACATCTATAGCGGTGAAGTCTGACAATGCATGATTGCCCTTAATTTTACCAGCCCTACGAAAGATAAGCCGATCACCTTCTATAATATACCTAGAATCAAGGATTTTTGAGAGGTCGTTTTTTACATAATATTTCATGTTGTTCCTTATCTTAAAACTGATATTTTTATTTGGCCTGAAAGAGAGTCGGTCGAGCTTGAAAAAGTTGTAATAGATATAATTTCATCAACTGAATTCTTCCACCACTGAGCAAAAAACCACAATTCCTCAACTGTACCTGAACTGCCCAGTGTACGCATTAATGAGGGCCTATATTCTCCCGATTTTGGGTAAATGTAAATAACCCCATAATTTTGCGTGCCGTCATCATTAAAGGCAACAGAGTTAGATGTAACTGTAGATGAAGCTGCTGAAGCCGTGGAACCCCTAGCCCTTAAATATTGCCTGTCGTAGTTTGAGCCTGTATCACTATTGAAACGCACTCCAATTATTGCGCCTGTTGTTGTTGAGTTACTACCCAACCATTCAATTTTTATCATTTTGTAATCATCGCAAGTAAGCCCGCTCAAGGTGTCGCCTGCTGAGTAATCCCCCGATACGTCAAAAACTTTGATTGTTTCGAATGGTAAAGGGTCGCTTGTTGTGTTGGGGTTGATCTTGCGGTATAGTTTACAAGTGCCAGTTGCAGAAGCTCCGGGTGTCAAGTCTAAACTCGTAAGATTATCTGGTTTATTTTGCCACCAATTACAAGTTTGGGCTTGATCTACTCCAGAGCCATAATCACCAGAGCCACTTCCATATATAAGACGATCTACGCCACTTTCAGCATTTATTATATAGGTGGATTGCGTCGAAGCAGTGAAAACAGTTACTTGAGAGGCAAAGTTACCGGCGTTTATCGTCCCTCCAGTATTCCTTAAATATTGCTTTGGGTAATTACTTCCCCCGTCATTATTACACTGGACGCCCATGCCTTGGTCTCCATCCCATTG